TGTGATGCTGCTGACATAATGCTGTTGATGTCAGGTGTGCGGCGGTTTGCTGCGTTGGTGACCATCTCGGATTGACGCTGCTGACCAATTGCCTTTGCGGTCGCTGCTTGTTGCGCCTTCTTCTGCTGACGCATTGCATCCTGTTGCGCTTGCTGCCCCGCCATTGCAGATGCTGCTGAAATGCCAACACCCGCTGCTGCTGCGCCGGCTCCAACCGCTGCCGCGCCGGTTGCTGCTGCTGCTGTTGCCGATGCGCCGAGCGCAAGTCCAAGTGATGTAAATACTGGCATTACAGTCTCCTTGCGTATGTGTGTTCTGATTCCTTGTATCCCAATTTGTGCAGCAACTTGCCAACCGCGTTGTTCAGGTCAATCTGAAGGGAAGACATTGTTGCCACCGTTGCACCTTGTTCTGCTGCCCACGCCTCGTATGCCTTGACAAGCATGATCCCCGCTCGACCGCCCCGATACTCGGTGTTTACCCACCAGGCAAGTTCGCAAGCGATCTTGACACGGGGCGCAAACCAAATGGGATTGATGATTGCACCAAGCATCCCAACGACTTCGCCTTGCAGGTCAGCGACAAGCACACAACCATGCGTCATAAGTGCGCGTACAGCGTCAGCCAATTCGTCGTCTGTTGCGTTGATCATCGCTGCATGTGGCGCGTATTCGTGGAATTGCCTGCTCATATGCGTTAGCACCTCCACATCGTCCATCGTTGCATTGCGAATGATCATCGTAAAGTTATCCCTTGCAATAGATAATACGGGTACTCACTTGTAATTCGCGTACGGGTCGTACTCTTTCAATTTCGCACCCTTCACCTTGTACTTGTCAAAGAGTGTGCGCCGGCGAACGGGGTAAGCGAAGGTGAGAGCGAGCGCATCGGCAAGGTCTGGGGACGCACCACCCTGCAAACGCTTCTTGATCTCGTCCTTTGATTCAAGCACCTTGCGACCTGCCTGGTCAAACCAATACACAGGCGTTGCAATCTCTTGCTTCAACGCGACATCTTGCGGTATTTGACCGCCTGCATGAATCCACTCACGCATACCCCACCACATCTCAGTGCGTCGATTGACAAACTGGTCAGGCTGCATGGCTTTGCCACCGAACGGCACTTCGATGGGGTCAAAGTCAAGTTGCCGCAACCTGTCAATGACACCCGCTCCCGCTCCGCTGTCAACGAACACAGCATCAGGCTCCCAATCGTCAATGACCTGTGCAACGCGAGCGGCCAACTCCATGTTGTCAATGCCCCGGTACACCAGTGGTTGGAATGCCACAAGACCCTGCCGCTTGAAGATGACCGAGCGGTCATCGCCAAACCGCGCAGGATCAACGCCAAGTATCCGCGCTGATCCTTCCACATCTTTGTCGGTGTATTCCCGCTTCGCTGCCATCTCGGCGTCTGACAGGCTGATCAACTGGTCGTCGCCGGCCGCGCTGAAGTCACACAGGTACTCGCGAGCGAACGCCGTTTCAGGCATGTCGCGCTTCAGTCGCTCAACTTCAACCGGATCAATGGATTGAGTATCGTATACGGTATATTTCGCTGCGTTCCAACCTGATAACGACTGTGCGCGGAAGTACAACTCGCTGAACAAGTTGACACCCGTAGGTGTGCCAATGAACATTGCCCACCCCTGACGATCAGACAACGCCGGCTGAATGATGTCGTTCCACACCTCGGGTTTAACCTGGGCAACCTCATCAATCACGCAACCGTCAAGGCGAACACCGCGCATTGCATCGGGGTTGTCACCACCAAAGATCCGGATGACGCAACCGTTGTGCTTGAAAGTGACAAGCAAGTCACCTTCGTTGATGTCAACGGCATTAGCAACAAGTAGCGGTGACAACTTCTGTTTAAGTCGCGCCCACGCAATGGCTTTGGCCTGCTTTAAGAACGGTGCAATGTAGAAGAACAAGCCAAGTTCCTTGTCAAAGCGCATGGCCTTGTCAATGAGTTCCATGATGGCAAGTTCCGTTTTGCCGGCGCGACGGTGAAGAGCCAGCACAGTAAACCGCTTGCGAGCAATGTGACATTCTCGTTGCCACTTGCGCGGTTGGTAATCAATGCGGATCTCGGTCATGTGATTAATGGGACACCAGTTGTCACCGTAAGTGTGACACCACCACCGTGATCAACTGCGGTGCGGTCGCCGTATTTCTTTGGATGCCATTTGGCTAGCAAACGCAAGCGTGTGTCAACTTGCAACCTTCTCCAGGCTGCTTGCACTTGGTCAACTGGCTCGGTGTCGGCGAGTGCTTGACAGTCTTCCGCAATGACATCACACCCGCTATCTCTCGCGCGCGCGAATTGTATAGCGAATTGTTTATCACTGTCAATCCAATTGTAAACACTTTGCCGAGTGATACTTCCGTGAAGTTTGCAGAATTCGTTTAACGATCTTCCGCTACTAATCCAAGCAATAAGTGCTTCCCGTAATTCAATTCTTTCCGGGGTGATTTCTTTCTTTGGCCGGCCGCGTTTCTTCGGCAAGGACTTGGACGACCCGTTTGTAACCGCGAGGGATTTGTGCTCTTCGTTCATAGTTGCAGATTTTTTGAATAGTTGACTTGCCTAGGTTAAACATCACCGCCAACTTGTTATACGACAATTTGCGTTCTTCACGGGCGATACGAATTGACAGCACAACACTGTCAAGTATTCGTGCGTTGTGGTGTGACTGCCCTATACGTTTTCCGTATTCGTTAACAGCAATAAGGGCAATCCGTGTATTCATACGCGTTTTTGTAGAACAAGGTCAAACCCTGCTGCGTGTGCTACTTGCAGGGCAGATCGAAAGTTTGGTACTCGCGAGCCATTGCGTGTGCCTGGTGCTCCGAGGAGGCATCGCACTGTATGTGCGCGTAGGATTCCCTCCTCCTCCATCCGTAAGGCAAGGTCGTTTCGTGTCAATCCCTCTGATTCAAGGGACGCTTTAATTGCAAATTTGAAATCGTCGTAACTGTGCATACGACCGAGTATAGCATTGCATTACATTTCCCAATACACTTCTTCGCCACGTTTGTACAACTTTAACTGTTGCTTGTAGGCATCGGGCTTAACGAAGTGTTTGTCAACGACAGTGAAATGATTGTTGGGGATGAGCAGGAAGTAGCCTTCAAAGGTGGTAATGAGGCTAAGTGGCTTGTGTTCGGCCGGGTATCGGCTTGAACCGTCAGCCCAATCAATCACAATACCTGTGTGTATTCCTTCCTCTTCAGCGCGGAATGCGTTGACAGTTAGACCTTCAAGGTAATCCAATCGAATGGCTTCAATGTGTTCTCCCATAGCACCCCACGGCTGAGAGGAGTCATCAACATCCGGGTCAAAGTTAGTGGTGGAGGATAGTGCGTGAAGCGGCAAACCTGACCAGTGCGCTCCTGACGCTAGAACGACATGGCAACACAGGTACTGACCGGGACGGGCGTACACGGCATGCCAGATGCCTGGTGTTGTGCCGGCTGGCATGTTAGGGCCAAGGAACTGATTGTCAACATACACATACAGGTGATGCGGCAAGTTAGCGTGTTTCATGCGTTTAACTTCGACGGCACTGGTCGATTGGATGACTGCAATACGCGTGATGGAACAACTGCTTTAGGATCGTTTGCCCACTGTGTCAACTCGTCAATGATGCGAGTAAACCAATCGGTGGTTGGCACTTTCCTGACATATTCCTCGCGAATCCTGCGGGTGGTGTTGTGCCGTATCTGTGCGCTTGTGCGGTACGGGGTGCATTGAATGACAATGCCGTCATCGTCTACCCCAATGAATCCTGTCTTGGTGTACCCACACAGGAAACCCTCGTTCTTAAGGTAAAACATCACTTGTTCGCGGTGCTGCATTGTGACTCGGGAATCGGTTCTCATCGGTTGCCTCTCTTTGTGTTTAATCGGACATGCTCAACAGCGACTGCAAGAATTCGGCGCGACTCAGGGACATGGCCAATAAAGTCAGATACCTGCTCTAGTTCTCGCACGGTGACATCGTTGAGCATTGTTTCAGCCCAATCATCCCACTCCTTCAGTTCTCGTTCTGACGGTGGTGTGCATCGCTGTAGGTCGTCGCGTGTTTGCTCAACCTCACGCTCGCCTACCAGGTTCTGAGGGATGAGAGCGCAATACGCTTTGTGTATCGCTGCAATCTCAGGCTTAAAGTCACGAACAAGTCGGTGCTGGCGAATGCATGCTTGCAACTTGTCCTGATGCAAAGACCCCCACTTCTCGTTCAATAAACTTGACAGCACAGGCTCAAGTTTCCACTTCGGCCACATCTCTTCCATCAACTTTCGGTTGTCCATCCATGTGATTGTTGTCATACGCGAGAGTATATACATGTTTCAAGTTACGCGCAAATCTATGCATGTCTATCAAACGTGCATAGTTAAACCCATCGAATTCGATGGTATTAGGCCGGGTCTTTGAATTCAGTTGAGTAGGTTTGTTTTTGAAATTTCGTTTTTTCAAGCACATAAATCTGCATACAAGCGCAGATGCTAAGGCTGGAATGGTAAGTTTTTTTGATTCAAAACATGACATGTCGCGTTGTCAACGTACTAGCACGGAGAGCGTTGAGGGAGCATCCCCGACCGTAGTCGGAGAAGCGTACTTGCACGGTTTCGCGCATCGGTATGCCTGTTGGTCTTTCACCTTGTTTCGGGTGGACGATTCCCTGGTATGCCACTACACCACATGCTTTCGCACGGCCATGCGCCGGGATGCTTGGCACATGGACTTACTACGTCCGTTCCCACCAACCTTCGCCAGTGGGTAATACTCCTAACTTGAGCCGGAGTACCGCAACTTGTGTGCTATGAGGGCTGCCTCGTCGGCGATACCCGTTCGTAATGCGGCTGCACACCTACCACCAAATTGTCGTTACTTTGCGGCTGGAGGCAAGTCTGTTCGGACTTTGCCGTACTTCCGCACATGAACTTTCGAGCGATTCAAGAACTCAGGAGTCAAAGGAATCGTGTCCATCCAATTTGGATCTCCACGCTTGCCGAATGGCTTCTTGATCTTGCGCCCCTGACTCATGCCGCGAATCATAACAATTAAATCAAGCCGCGCAACCCGCCGCGATTGGTTTGGATTATTACGCCAAATACATGCCAGTTCGGATTCTTGCAGCAATGTGGTACACTCAAGTTCCCCGGAAGCGCGGCGCGTAGATCGAAAGATCCGCGCCGTGTTTATTTCCGGAGCAGGAAATACAGGTTAAAGTGGAATGTTGACAGCATCGACACAGCCTGCAAACTATGTCGATCTGCATAAAGGTTCAAATTATTCATAGGTTTATGCAGACAGCAGCGCGTTGCCGCGCCCTGTCCCGTCGGTAGGTTCTGTTACCCCATTGCCTGGAAAACGAGGGGCGTACCTTACGGCCTTGTGCCTCGTCGCAAGTGGGAGTCTTACCCACATCACCGCGCAAGCATCATACATGGCTTGTCTGTCAACAATTTGTTGCCATTATCCAACTACAAATTGTCAATATGCACAAATCTGTCAACTTTATGTAAGTGTAGGGGTTGACGCTGTAATACGGCAGCGTATTCTGTGTGAGTCAAGAGCGCGGCTCAAGACAACGCACCTAGTTTGAGAGGACTGACAATGGCAAACCCAAACGACCCATATATCAACGACACCGCCGACGGCGCGGACGACACCTTCAAATTATAAACACTCAATTTGAGAGGATTGACAATGACTACTAAGATTCAACTGACCGTAACCGAAGCCATAAATAACCCGTACCTTGTTCGCGTTTATTGTGACGTTCTTGTTGCAACGGCTCGCGAGATCAACGATGCAGTTAGCCAACGCGTCATCCGCGCTCACAACGAACGCGCTTGTGTTGACGTTGACAACGAAGCAGCATTTGACCAGTGCATTGAAGAAATGGATGCTGCCGAAGGCGCATTTATTGCCATTCATCAGAACACGGTGGTGACCCTATGACCAAGCAAATCATGCAAATTGACGTTCTGTCGGAGTGGGTTACCGATGACCGGGCTGCGGAATACCTCAGCGAACACGTTGTCACCGCTACGCTTGAGGTGCATTGGCAACACCACAAGCCCGGACACTACACCGGGGTGCATGGCTGGGAACTCATCTCTTGGAACATCCTTGAGATTGCGCTTGATGACGTTGAACTCACTGACCAAGACATTGTCCCGTCAGACTTCCCAATGACCGAGGTACGCGCAGCCATTGAAGACGCGGAGCCAGTACGCAAGTACATTGCTGCTCGACCACCGGAGGACGCATGAAATACCTATCCGTATGCTCAGGCATTGAAGCGGCAACAGTTGCTTGGCATTCTCTTGGCTGGGAGCCTGTTGGATTCTCGGAGATTGAACCCTTCCCCAGCGCAGTTCTCGCGCATCATTACCCTCACGTTCCCAACTTCGGGGACATGACCAAATTTCAGGAGTGGCCGCTAGATGCAGGAGCAATTGACCTTTTGGTGGGAGGAACCCCATGCCAGTCATTTAGCGTTGCCGGACTCCGGCAAGGACTCCGCGACCCACGCGGAAACCTCATGCTTACCTACCTTGCGATTGCTGCACGTCTACGGCCTCGATGGGTTGTCTGGGAAAACGTCCCCGGTGTTTTGTCGTCAAACGGAGGACGGGATTTTGGTTCCCTCCTCGGGGGGCTGGTGCAGTTGGGGTACGGGATCAGTTACAGGATTCTCGACGCTCAATGGGTGCGAACACAACGGCATCCCCGTGCCGTCCCGCAGCGCAGACGCAGAGTCTTTGTTGTTGGTTGCCTCGTTGAGCGAGGTGCTGGAAACTGGGACGCTGCCGCAAAGGTATTGTTTGAGCGCGAAAGCGTGCAGCGGCATTCTGCGAAGAGCGGAGCGGCGCGGGAAGAAATTGCCTCAGATGCTGAGGGACGCGTTGGAGCAGGCTGCTGGTGGGACGGCGGAAACACCTCCGACACCCTGACCAAATGCGGAGCCAACGGGGCGCAGCGGATGCCGGACAAGGACAACTTTGGTGCTGTGTTGCAGCCAATCGCGGGGACGCTTGGTAATCGAGGCACTCGCTCACACACAGAGTTAGATGGTCACGGCGCATACATCCCTGTACATATCCAAGATGGGCGTGAGATCAACAAGCAGCAGAACGGTATTGGCGTTGGGCAACCCGGTGACCCGCAATTCACTTTGCAAGCCGCGCATAGCCACGCGGTGGCAATAGGCACTGACTGCTACAACGGTGCGATTACGGGAGATGTAGCCGCCACAATGGGAACACCCGGATCAAGCGTAAACGCAAGTGGTCCAACTGTGATGCAAACCATGACCGTGCGCCGATTGACCCCAAGGGAATGCGAACGCTTGCAGGGGTTCCCCGACGACTACACGCTCATTCCTTGGCGGAAGAAGGCGGCAGACGACTGCCCGGATGGGCCGCGATACAAGGCTTTAGGAAACAGCATGGCGGTAAATGTGGTTACTTGGATTGGAGAACGCATTGCAGCCTTTGAGGCAGGGGAGGACGCATGAACAAGTCAGCAGACGGCAACGAACCGCGCAGTACGCGCCGGCAAGCAACGCGGTGGGATACACAAGACGCAGCCTGGTCAAACATTCAGCCGCGCCTTGGAACGTTAAACGCGTTGGTGCTTGACGCAATCACTCAACAACCAGGCACTTGCGACGAACTTGAGGTGCGGTTGTCATTAACACATCAGACTTGCAGCGCGTGTGTCAACAGCCTAATGAACGATGGACTGATTGTTGCTGACGGAAAGCGACCAACACGGTCAGGCCGAGCAGCGCGTGTGTGGATATTACCAATACCAACAACCTTGTTTGAGAGGACGACATGAGCGATCTACGAGATATAGCGACATTGTGCAAAGAGATTGACTATTTGATGGAACAGGTGGACACGCTTCGCAAGGAACGGGACGAGGCTAGGTTAAATCTTTGCGATATGTACACACGAACACAGCCAACAGGATGCCAAATGAAAGCAGAAGATTATGCCAAAGATTATGGCTGGGATTGCTTCAAGAGCAACACTTTGTCGCAAAAAGTGTCGCAAGAAGGAAAACAACAATGAAAGAAGATGACAACCGATGGGCGCGGCCAACAATGGACGACTGCAAGTGGACTACCGCTGACGGCCTGCCTGCTTGGATGTGCGAGGAAGGCATTCAACGCGGTCTGAGCATGCAAGCAGAAAACCCAGTGCTAGTGCTTGTCGGCAGCGACCCAATGCTTCACCGCGTTGACGAAGGTGATGGCAACCCACCCATGTACTTCTGGCGAGCATGCGTGTACATGCTGACGCTCAGCGAAATCGGTGTTGACGGGACGCGGTTTGCGTCAACTTGCATGCGCGAAGAAAGTGATACAGCAAACAGTATTCGCGACGACTATGTCGAAAAAGTCGTGAATTTCATTGCCAAGTGTTCACCGAGTACACGGATTCGACATGTCAACTAAAGCAGGATTTTTGACAATCACACTACGCAAGCGCAATGAGAGCATTATTTTGCTTGACAGCGAAGGACACCAAGTCGCGCAAATATACGCGCAACTACAAGGATCTGACGCACACGACCGTATCCGCGTCAGCATCAGAGCAGACCAGGCTTACAAAATCAGAAGGCATTTCCATCAGGAGTCAGAATGAGTACATCACCCGCACATTTCTACGAAGAACTGCTCAACGAGCGCAACCGCATTATCACTCAACTTCGCACTCGTTTGTTTGATTTACAGCAACAATCACGCATGCTTGGTGTCATTGGCGGTGTCATTGACAGTGGGGTAGACTTTGACAAAGCAAAGGTTGCCGAAGAAATCAAGTCGTTATTGGAATCAATTAACAGGAAAGTCCCATGAAGAAACTTACTCCATACATTGTTGAAGGTGTGCGCGTTGACAAGGCAGCAGGCATGCGCCAGTGTGCCATTGCCATCAAGTACGGCATTAGTCCCGGGAGCGTGTCACGCATCCTGCGCGGTAGCCGGCACAAGGTGAAAGTAGCGGCCGAATGAAACATGTTTTTGAGGACGGCGTTGGTGGGGGGCGTTCCCCCACCGATGTCAAATCATTAGGCGAGCGCATTGAATTTGCATCGGGTATTCCACTAGCGTATTGGCGGTCGATTACTCAACAAAGATCGCTTGAAGATCAAATTAAATTGCTTGAAGCGCAATTACTTGCGTCGCAACAAGAATGCGAATCAATGCGCGAAGCGGTACGCGCTCGATTCAGATCAAGCCTTGAACGGGTGTTGTATGAGGGAGAGGGATAATGGACTACCCCGAGGACATCGTTGATAGAATCGCGTCCTCAAAATCAACTGACCCGTTGTTGCTGGAGGCAAGTGTAGAAATTGTGTACCTCCGACAAGAACTAGCAAGAGCAATAGCAGAGCGATATAAGATCCACGGTGACGCATTTGATTGAGTTCCGCGTTTTTGGTGTCGCCGCTCCGCAAGGCAGCAAGAAGGCGTTCAGGACGCGAGGTGGTCGCATTGCCCTCGTAGAGTCCTGCGCTCGCGTAAAGCCCTACAGAGCAACCGTAGCCCTTGCAGCGCGAGCGGCGTGGGTTGATGTGCCAACAAACGGGACGGTCGGCGTGTCAATCGCGTTCACGTTTATCAGGCCGGCAAGCCACTACAACGCCAAGGGCGTACTCCGCGCCGGCGCGGCGACCCACCCAGGCAAGGGAATCGGAGACATTGACAAGTTGTGCCGGGCAGTTCTTGATGGTCTTACGGGCGTTATCTACGCCGATGATTCGCAGGTCGTAAGTCTTGTTGCCACCAAGGCGTACGGAAATACTGCTGAATCTCGCATTTCCATTTACACTACTTGTTGACATTAGGATACTTGAAGGTATAACTATCACATTGACACACGTTGTGTCAGTCGTGCGCGGCGTTCCGCGCAGTCACTAGAGAGGACTTCACATGCAACGCAGCGAAACAATCGGAGAGTTGGCGAAGGCACTGGCGGCGGCGAACGGCCACATCAAGAACCCCAACTTGGACGCAGTCAACCCGCACTTTAAGTCAAAGTACGCAACGCTTGGTGCAATCATCAACGCGGTACGCGCACCACTTGCAGCGCACGGTATCAGCGCAGTTCAGACCGTCAGCAACGACGGCGGCTCGGTCGGCGTGACCACCACCCTGCTGCATTCAAGCGGGGAGTGGATGGCTGAAACGATTTGGTCTGCACTTCCTGACCGTGCAACGGTGCAGCAGTTGGGGTCGAGCATCACCTATTTGAGAAAATACTCACTTGCAGCCATCACCGGAATAGTCGGCGAGGAGGACGATGACGGCAACGCTGGCAGCAGCGGCGACCGCAACGACCGCCCTGAGCCTCGCAAGACGTTCAAGCCAACAGAAGCCAAGGGTGCGACTCCGGCCGCTCCTAAGGCATCTGCGCCCCCTGCAAAGGCAGCACCTGCAAAGGAAGAGCCTGTCAAGGATCGGATCGTTGCCGACGCGTATCCCGAAGAGTACGCCGGGGTGTTTAAGATCCTGCGCGTAGTGGCGCGACCAGGCAAGCCTTACGCTATTCAGGCTGAAGGAGAGCATGGCGTTGCGTGGATTGCGACAAGTGTGCAGGAGTACGCGACCCTGCTTGGTGAGACTGTCAACGAGTCAATCACCCTTGATGTCGAGCGCATTGGTGACACGCTTCAAATCATGCGCGTCCTTGGCAATTCCAAGAAGTCGGTGAAAGAGGAGGTTCCTTTCTAATGTCGCTCTACGCAATCACATCCGAAATGCAGGGTATCTTGGACGCAGTTCTTGATGGGGGTATCGACTCCCAAGAAGCGCAGGACGCGCTAAATGAACACCTTGCGGGACTTGACACTGCCCTTGAAAGCAAGGCTGAGTCTTACGCGGGGTTTATCAAGGAACTAGAGATGCGAGCGGAGGCGCGAAGCAAGGAGGCTTCGCGTATCCGTGCGCTCGCTGCTGCCGACGATGCGCTGGCTACACGCCTCAAGGAAGGCTTGAAGGCAGCAATGGAGCAGGTCGGGAAACTTAAGATTGACACGCCGCGTTTCAAATTAAGTGTCGCTGGCGTGGGAGGCAAGCAATCGCTTGAGATTGACGATCCGTCTGCACTTGACCCGATCTTCGTACGAATTGTGCGCGAGGCTGACAAGGATGCCATTCGTGCAGCACTTGACTCAGGTGCTGAAATTGCGGGTTGCCGTCTGCTTCCACGCGGAACGAGTCTGCGAATCCGCTAGACTGAATCCGTCCGATCCTCTCCCCCTGCGTCGTAGCACCACACACTGCGGCGTAGGGGTTTTTATTTGATGACCTGCCGATAGCCCAACTTCCACAGCAATCGCGCAATGTCTGTTGCAGTGTCAGCAACCGCAGCCTCGTCGAGTTCGGGTCTGATGCAGTGCAATGCTTCGTGGATGAGCGTATCCATCCTGTCCTGCTCAGACGGCCAGGTTCCGATGCGAATGATGCGACCCTTCAAATGACCTGGGTCGTGCATGTCACCGTAGTCGCGCATGTTTGCGACGAAGCGAAGCGTCCAGTACTTGCCACCAAGTCGTACACGCATGGCAATACCTCAGTGTGCAAGATGGAATTCGGGAGTGAGCGTGTACTTGGTGTCGGGTTTGCCGTTTCGTGTCTTTGAAGTGCGCTTTGCAAGGAACAAACGCATCCACACTGCACCCTGTACTTCCGGCCCTCTGCCTTGCTCAATGTGCCAACCTGCATGACCGTCGTCAAACTCGTCCTTGTAAGTACCTGTGCGTACATGGTATTGAATGTCGCTGACAATTCGTGCGCCACCTCGGTCACACACTAGCCGCTCACGCGACAACGGCATAAACCACTGTTTGTGTACATGACCCTGCACAATGACATCAGCGTCAGGAGTAACGGCAGCAGCGCGTCGAATCTTGAGCGTGTCAAACGACATCAAGGCAGCACCGCCAGCACCGTGGAAATACTTGAGTGCAAGCGAATACCGCTCGTTCTTGTGCATTTCAATGTTGAATCGCACCCACCCACCGTACCCACCCGCATGCACCTTGCATTTGGAAATCTGTGACATCCGCTCGCATGTGCGCTCGGTGATATCTGTTTCGCAATTCTTAAGGATCGCGGACTCATGGTTCCCACGACCAATGACTACAAAGTTCTTTGAGTACGGGGCGTAGAAGTCTGACGCGTACCGTACTAAGGAATCGAGATAGTCTGGAGCCATTGCATGCTCCTCACGAATACCCGCCTTGCTGCGCCTAGGATCGAACTTGCCTTCCATCGCGCAGTGCAAATCACCGACATCAATGATGCCAGCGTTGCGGTCACGCGCTTCGTTAAGGTGTTTGAGTTCGAGTTCATGGTCAGCGTGTGGGTTGTCGTGGTGGCGATCCCCGGACAGTAGGAACCACCATTCATTCGATTTCAGGCTGCAATCCAAATCGACAAGATGTATGTTTCTTGACGCTGCCCGTACCTGAAACGGAATGCTTTCCATTAGAACTTATGCCCGTACTTTCCTTTGAGTAGCCATCCAGCACCGAAGGAAATTGCGGCTGCTGCCAATGCAAACCAAATCGACCCAAGCGTTGAAGAAAAATCTGCGAGCATTACTGTGTCTCCTTGTGTGCCGCCCGTGCCTCTTTGAAGGCCGCATCAAAGTATGGATCAGAGGCACGACGGGCAGCGATATATTCGCGAGCGTCCTCTGGTTTCGATGGGTCAAGCATACCTGCGGCAAGGTCTGCGTCCTGACGTTGTTTGCGAGGAAGCCAGCCCACGGCAATTCTTATCATTGTCCCAAGGCCTGTCTGCCACAGCAATACCACCACAGCCACTACAACGGCTGCTATGGCGATCCATGTCAACATTGACATCCAAGCAGGGGTCTTGTCCTCAACGCCTCCTAGGGCAATGTGTATCCCTGCGGCAAGGGTGTCAATACGAGTCGCGCCTGTCACCACTACCGGGTCATTGATTGTCATACCGTGGTCGGCAAGCAACTGAGCCTGGGTGCGAATCTCGTTGGTGTTGTTGGCAATGCGACTCACGGGCGAGCAGCCGGCAAGCAGGAATGCCAACGCAACGCGGTACATCAGGCAAACACCCGATATGGGATGGACGGCTCAGGGGTAAAGGTTGGCAAAGCGGTGACTTGCGCAGGGGTCAACTCAATCATGGCGCGGATGTTGGTGTGCCAGCGGGTGTCACCGGGACTGATGATGTTGCCATCAATATCCACGGTTGGTGGGATAGCACCGATGTGATCAACAGAAATGCCAGGAATTGGTATGACCGTTGCAACTCCATACATATCAGTTCCATCAGTAATTAAACCAACAGCAAATAATGCTGATTCCATTGCTGCATAATTTTCAGTACGAAGCATGTAATCACTCATGTTGTAATCTCTTTAATTTGAGCGTCACTAAGACGAGCAGGGAAGTATTTGATCTTGCGAATGGCGTTGTTAAGAACAACCGCCGTGTCGGTGATGCTTGTCCCGTTTGTTGACGGGCCGCCAATACTTAGCCATGTCGGCGCGATCGTAAATGTCAGCGTCCCCGGCACAACCGTGCCGCCATTGAGGCACAGGCTTTGCACCGATCCGGAGTACGAGAACGCGCCCTTGTTGATTGAATTGTCTACAGACGCGTTCGCGGTTTCGATGAACGCGGGAACCTTGTCAGCCAGTCGAAGCCGCGAGGTGGTCGCTGCTATGTACTGGTGAAGGTGTTGGTTGGAAACGTCGCTCGTTGCAATGACGGTGCGTTGGGTAGTGGTTGGACTGCAACGACACCACTCTGTCACAAACGTACCTGTTGTCCCGCCCGTGTACCACGAACTAAAGTTTGTCCCTGCGGCAATGATAGCGGTGTCTACTGCACGCGTGACCTGACTCGCACCCGTAGGGATGTAGGAGGATGCGCCGGAGCCGAGTTCTAGTTGTGCGCCCCACACAAGCACATCGACTGAACCACTAGTAGTCGAAGTTGGGTAGATAATTATTGCTGTGCATCCTACTGGTGTAGTAAATGTGACGGAGATTCTTACCCATGTTGAGGATGTGTTGTTTGCTCCACCAATCAGCGAAACATAGTTGCTTCCGGGTAAGGTGGCATCAACTATTGATGATGCGGCCGTAGCATTCCAAACTCGGTATCGGGCTTGCGATCCTCCGTTGTTTCGCGCCCAGAACGAAAAGGTGTATTCAGTTGACGCAGTTACAGTAATCTGTTGACTAAAGAAAGCACCACTACCGCTGGCAATTGATATTCGTCTTGCATTACCAGTAGATCCATCAGGTAGTTGCGTGCTTAATGTACCAACGGTGTAGCCAGATGAAACCCATTGCGAGCCATCAGTAACAACAGTATTAAAATCATCCGTCCGCCGCGCAAGGTTTGTAGTCTGCCCCTCAATCAGCAGTCCCCTTGGCTGCCCAATGTTCGTAGGGCTGTAATCGAACCGAGGGGCGTTGATGGCTGCACTAGTGACATACCCGCTGCTGTTGATGTAAGTAGCAGTAGTACTTCGCGTGAATGTCAGCCTTGAGTCCAACACACCCGTAGTGAAATCAAGGGACAGCGTAGAGCCATCGCCAAGACTATTCATCGTCAGCATGTCACCCATAGCACCGCGAGACATGGGACGGTGGAAGCGGCCGAGGAGACTTCGCATAGGTGTGCCTGTCGATCAGAGGAATGAATGGAAGGCGTTCAACGTGCCGCTGCTTGACTTGCATTGAATGGTGATGTAGCGGTGACCAATCGTGTCGATGACCGCGTGAGCAGCAGGAGTACCAAGGATGGCAGCAGTACCTGGGCTGTACAGGTTTACGGTTGGTACGCCCGAAGCAGCAGTCAGCCCGTGGAAGAAGTACTGAGCAGTACCCTCAAACGTCACGGTTGGGATGCTGCCTGACGTTGCGTTGTAAGCAGGGGTCAACTCGGCAAGCAGGTTAGGGACGTACAGATCCACGCCGCTTGCCTGGGTGTACACAGACCAACCAATGACGCGGATGCCAAGACCCGTCGCGTTGTTGGCCGTGTGGTACGGGGTCAGCCGCAACAGGCTCGGCTTGTCGCCGGCACTTGACGGGATGAGGAAGGTCGTGCCTGTCGTAGCAGGAGCGGTCAGGGTAGGGACAGCAGCCAAGTAGGCAGTGCCAGCCGCTGCTGAACTAATGCGGTACGAGGGCTGTTCGGTAGAGATAGTGATGTCAGTAGCCATAGTGTTCCTTTAGGTGAATGCGCGAATTAAGAAACTAGCAGCGAGGCTCATGCCGGCTCCAATAGCCGCTGACCAACCGAGCATGTAGCCGCGTGAGTATTCAAGAGATCGGATGCGCTCGTCGTGTTCCTTCAGAGCAGCCGAGTGTTGAGTGTGCATTGATAGCAACGAATCCACCTTGCCTTCTAGGCGACCTATGGCGAGAAACAGTTCTTCGTTGTGGGAGGAGGTCATGTGGTTCTTTAGCAATCAGTTGCGTTCAAGAACTCAGGGAGCGTCTTCAAATGCAGGTAGGCCTGTTTGATCGGATTCTCACCATTGATGTCGTAGGCGCACATAAACCCGTTATCGCCAAATGCAGGGAATGAAACATCCTTGTACGCACGGACGCGGAAAGTCATTGATGCGTTGGTAATCAACGAAATGCTTTCAACGCGGTGGTATGCGTTTGTTGCTTCAAAGCCCTGCGGTGATGTTGTTGTCTTTGAGAGTGCCATGTTGTGTTCCTTATTACTTTCCAACCCAGCCAGTATTCCCGGCTCCTGATTCTTTGACATACAAACTAGTACCAGCACCGCCATCGGTTCTCATAAACAGACTTCCAACAGATGCTGTGATCGCACCTTCGGGCGTTCCTGTTCCTGAATTGATCTTCGGGCCTGTCTTTGACTGCAATGATCCATCGGTATTCATAACCCATTGCTGCACCGAATTAATCAGGAATTGATGAATGCCCGAAACGCCTGCAAAGTATTGAACTGATGCTCCAGCATTGTTGTTGATTTGCAAGTTGTTTGCAGAACTTAAACTTACAGAAATTCTGTCTGTAATTAAACCACCAACTTTTTGAAACACATATCCACTTCCAAAGCCTGTGTCTTGAATGAGTGTCTCGCCTACAAATCTTGTTTGACCACAGGAACCACCAGTGCTATTTACAATAAGTGAGTTAGAGCAATTGCTCATTGCAACTGTTCCGCCAGCCATTGTTGATTCAAATGTAATGGTGCTGCCAGTTGTTTGAACTATTTGAGAGAAGTTTGAATAACTTCCACCAACAGAAATGTTGGCGCATCTTGCACCACTCACTGTAAATCCACCTGCGCCAGCAGACACCGCTACGGATCCCGTAATTTTTCCGCATTGAATTGCGGTTAACATACTTGCGCCAGTATTTGTTAATAGAATTCCACCGTTAAATGTTCCGGTAGTAATTCCGTGTAACCAATTGTAAAGAGATGCGGCTGCTGTGCTTCCAATTTCGATGCAGTAGCCAGTAGCAGTAGTGTCACTTGTTTGCCAATTACCGTTTGTTCCAATAATTTTCTGACCACTGCCAGTAGCAAGCAACGCTCGTCCTTCTGCCCATACAGATCCGCAATTCAAATACGAACAATTGTTGCCACTTGTTACAAGGTTGTTTCCGGTAAATGCTGGTGGTGTTGATGTTCCACCGTAAAACAACAAGTCCTTGAATGTCAACGTCTGCCCAGTACATGTAAGCAACGGGCCGTTTGCATTCTTCATTAGGAATGCTTGGCCGTGTCCATGAAACGATTGCGAGTTTGTTGACTGCGTTAAATTGTTGACACGGTAAGTGCCTTCGGGAAACACAATGTTTTTGCCCGTATTGATAGCCGCCTGAATCGCAACCGTATCATCGGTTGTGCCATCACCAACCGCTCCAAAGTCTTTTACGCTCACCGTGTCGCGGAACTTCGTCAGCGCGGTGCGCTGGACTGCGCCCGTGCCGGAGGCTAGGAACGTGACTTGCTCGGATGTTGGCTTGGTGTTGGGCATGATTAAATTCCAGCAATTATGAAGGCAAGTAGTTCGTCGTATCGAATTCCGTAACGGTCGCCGGCTTCTTGGGCTGGGCTGACAATAGTTCCGTCATCGGCCATAACTGCTTCGCGTCCCTCCCACGAATCATGGCAGAACAACCCGTATGCGTCTGGGTTTAAGCCACCTGCAATGAATGCATCGCGGACATCTTGAGCAACTACGCCAAAGTGAATGCGTGCGGCGTTTCCCTTGGCGGCAACGGCATCGGTAAATTTGAACGCTGAAATCATTCCCTTAATTTGCAAGGCAACAGCAATTTCTGCCGCGCTAATAACTCGCACTTGCTCCTTGGAACGAGCGTCAGAAGTATTAATTGTTCCGGTCACTGCGTACACCGTTGACCATCTGTTTGACGCACCGCCGCAAGTCTTGCTGTTATCTGCAACAGGAATAAATGCAGACGCGGTAGTTTGCGTAATTGACGTACCACCAACTGTATTAAATACTCCAACAGTACCCGAAGATACGCTAGTAAAATTTACCCCGTTATTTGAGCCAAATGTGTAATCATCGCCTGAACTTAAAACAACAGCATTAATACTTGTTCCACCGCTGTCTCTAATTTGAATGCTTTTTGCGTTGGGCAAGACAAGGTTGCCGGAGAATTCCCATGTGCCGACGTTATTAAGTTTGACAGTATTTGTCCAAGACGAAGCACCAAATGACAAATCCATAGTGCCACCAGTTGATGTGCCTCTAGTCAGTATGGAGTTTGAATTTCCATTGTTAACAATGGTTGCAGATGTTGCGATATTAGATTGATCTAAAGTGTGCAGTGATGTTCCAACGGCAAACGTAATTGTCTGAGTGCTAAATTGATTTCCAATAAACACAGAATTTGAAAGTTCAACCGTAACATCGCCAAGAATTCGGCAAGCAGAAACTATTCCACCGTTACAACCAGCCGGAGATGTTCCGGAAGCAATGTACAACTTTCCAAATTGACCCCCAACAATCCATTGCGATCCAGTATCAATTAGTTTAATACCACCAGTGGCCGTAGATGAATACACACCGCGCAATTCGTGATAGAGCGTTGCGGTTCCCGACACGCCAATTTCAATTTCGTATCCTGTACCACTTGTGTCTGTAGTCGTATAAGAACCGCAAGTACCAATAATTGAAACTCGGTTACCAGTACATTTTACGGCTCGTCCGGGAGTACCAAATGAAGAACAGTTAATAAGCGCAAACGCGTTTCCTGTTGCTTCAACATTGTTTCCTGTAAATCCAGTTCCAAGAAACTGAATGCCGTGAAATTGAACATAACTACCAGTAGATGACAACAAAACTCCATTGGCATTCTTAGATAGATTTACAAATCCATTTGCATAAAATCTTTGAAACGACGTCGATTGAGTCAGATTGTTACAAAGATAAGTTCCGGCAGGAAACACAAGCGAATATCCGCTATTAATTGCCGCTTGAATTGCCGCAGTGTCATCGGTCGTGCCGTTACCCACCGCACCAAAGTCCTTGACATTCACGACATCCCGCAACTTGGCTTGTACCGTCCTTTGCGTCGCACCCGCCCCCGCAGGGATGTATGTGACCAACGAAGAATCTGTCGTACCAATTGCCGATGTCAGGAAGTTAACAACCTCAATGTTGTCAGTACCTGCGACCGGGGCTGCGCTAAACGTCAGCGTTGTGCCGCTGATCGTGTAGGTGTCGCGCTGTTGGTAGATGCCACCAATGAACACCTCGCAGGAATTGCCAAGCGCACCAGGGTCTGAAGCAAGCGTAAACGCTACCTGCGAACCCGTGCCGCTAAACTGCTGCCGTGTGATTGAGGTTGGCGCACCGGGCGACCCAGCGGAAACCATAAGTGGTTCGCCGGAAGCATCAAACGACAGGAACGAGTTTGCCCTGTCAACGGCTGACGGCAGTTCCATGTCAAGGTTTAGGCCGTCCGTGACAGGGATCTTGATAGACCGTGTCAACTCGTCAGCCATCTGCTGAATCTGAATCGTTGCTCGGTCGAGTGCGTCCGTGATGACTTCGGGGTAGAACCCACCCTGATTCGTCAGGTCGGTTGGTTGCAGGTTTGCAATGTCTGAGGTGATAATTAGGTTGAAACCAACAGCAAGGACAAGAGATCCCGATGTCAATACAATTGATCCACCAGGATTGCTGTCTTGGTCTGCGTTCAACCCCACCGCGTAGTCAGTATTGAAACCAAGCGTTGTCTCAATCCCAGTGGTGGTGTCCACCCGAACAACCTGCAAGTCAGATGCGTTAAACACCTTGAAAGTAAAGGGAAACGCAGACGCAGTGCCTGTGCCAATAAACGGCCCAGCGATTCGTACGGTTGAACTAATCGTCATGGACTTGGCTCCTAGTAGTGATATTTAGGGTAGATGTTTGCATGTGTAATACGGGTACTGTTACTTCTTCTTGCTCTCTGCGCTCGGCACTCCGGTGATCAGTCCGCGCATGTAGTCGATTGGGTCGGTCGGCTCGACTGCACCACGCTCAATATCAACCTGGTAACCGATAGGGCGACCGAGGACAGACACCGGGACTCCGGTTGCATTCGTGATGAGTGTCAACACATCGCGGACATTCCTGCCTGTCAATTCCTTGTCATCGTCTGCAATATTGATGATCGCCTTGCCAACCCCAATAGTTGACGCTTCAAGGGAAGTAATGGATGGGCTGCTCGTAATGCGGTCGTCGTATGGCTTGTCGTTAAACGGTGCAGTTACCGCTGTGAGAGCGGCCGAACCAAACGGAACGAATCCAGCGACATACCGAGCCTGACTACCAAAGAACCAGTCGGCAACATCGTCAAGGTAGCCGTCATCATCGTCATCCCAGCCCTGACCGAGCGAACGCGAAATAGCGTCTGACATTAGCGCAGGCAATGCAATGCCAAGGATGTAGATCATCATCAACTTGCCCTTGTTTCCACGCCAACCCAAATCCCTAAACAACATCACAAATTCATCGGCGTTTAGGTTGGCTGTCATATTGAAGAAGCCCATGAACTGGGTCATGCTATTGTCAAATGGCGTGCCAACTTGAAATCTTGCAACGTCTTCAGGTGACATGCCGCCTTGTGTCAATCGAACGGCAGCGTCAGCCTGTTGCACGGCTTCGTACTGAGCCTCGCTGTCAGAAATACTGGCATCAATTTCTGACAGCACTTGGTTGTACTTTCCCAACCAAGTAACAATATTGACAATGTTTTGATTTGCAGTTTGCAGAAAGTAAGCGTGATGATCCGTCCAATTCTTAAACCGCTGATATTTGCTTGGGTTTAGCAAGAGTTCGTTCATTTGATCTTGCAGTACAAAGATTTGACTGTTCATGAAATCGTTCATAAACGGCGATAATGACGCGACATATGCCGCAGTCTTCATTGGATTACGAAAGTAAGTTGACGCAGCGTTCTTTAGTTCGCCCTTGCTTACTAGTAATGCGGCTGGGAACCATCCCGTAAATTGCTGCATGGCATTTCGCACACCACCCATCATTATTGATATGCCAGTGCGCTTACGAATTATGTTCCAACTTTTGTCCCACACTGGGTGAATACCAGGCACACTCGTTGTCTGTCGAGCAGTTCGATTAAGCCAAGGCAACAGAACATCATTAATGGCAAACGGCTGAATTGCTGTCAAGTTGTCGGCAAATTTACCCCTGCCAATGATTTTCAACACATCCTTGATTGCCGGCTGAATGTGCGCGAATCGCAACACGCTGTCAATGTGGCCAGCAATGAGACGAGCGTCCATTGATAGCGGCTTGTCGTATTCAACACGACCCATCGTGAACCCCATACCAGTGCTAGGCATTGAAGCGCGGAAGTCCGCTTCAAGTTCTTCCATCTTTGCTTGGCGTTGTGCATCGCGCACAATCATTGCATCTGTCTTTGCGGGTACATATCCACCTCGATATGTGCCAAAGCGATTAGTAAACGACTTTGCTTCAATCTCGTTGAAGTAGTAGCCGTACAGGTCGCGGTGCGCCTTCTGTGCAATTGGCTTGATTTCCTCAAGCAGATCCCATGTTGCTTGCAGGAACTCAAAGTCTTCCTTGGTCAGTTTGCCCTCGCTGATCATGCGCTCAACAAACGCATCCCACCGCGAGGTATCAAGTGTGCCGTCTTCGTTGAGTGAACCCCATCCGCGACCAAGAAGCAACTTACGCAAATTGCTCAGGTTTCCCATGTGCATTAGCGCACCAAGTAACTCAGCCTTGCCGTTGCCGCCGTTGCCAACGCCAAAGGTGTAGTCAAGTTCATCAGACCTAATCTTGCCAACAGGCAAATCGACCTTGTCAAGCAACTCTTTATATTTCTTGACATACTTATTCCTAGCAATCTTGTACTCGGTGACCGCGTTCTTGACTGGTCGCCAAATGTACTTCGTTGCTGGGCCGACAGTACCAGATTCTTGTGGGCCGTCAAATCTTCGCGCCCAGTTTTCGACACGCTGAAGCACTGCACCAGCAGACATCAAATGTTGAATTCGCTTCTGATTCTCAGTCAATGCTTGCTTTAATCCAAGTGCCTCTTTAGGTATTCCAATTTCTTCAGTTCGTACAATAAGTTCACCCTGAATCTGTGCGACTGACACCATCTTGCCGGCAATCTCTGCTTGCTTATCACGGCGAGACTGCATCCACAATGCGTCAACCACCTCGCGCATCATGCGGAACTCAGACACCGTGAGCGTTTCGTGGTTGCCACCAGCACCAACCCGTTGTGACATTTCAATGATTGGCTTAACAGCCTCGTACATCTCAGGGTTGTACGCTTGCAACTTGTCCGTGTACGCCGACGGCAACTTGTCGTGCTTGCCTAGCCCGTAGAACGCAAGGATTGAACGAGCAGCGTCAACCAAGTCCATGTTGCGATTCTTGGCGATCTTCTCGTCAGCCTTGAAGAACCTTCTAAAGTCCTTGAGTGCCTTGTCAACTTCCTCAAGCGCAGCGGTAGAAACCTTGACCAATTGGTTCTGAACTACTTGCGCCTGTTTGGCGCGAATGACCACCTGTGCCGGCTCGCGGTTCCCGTACTTTGCAGCGAACGCATCCTGACGATCCTTGGCAGCGGTAGCAGCCTGGTCGCCCTTCTTGGTGGCTTCGGCAACGGCAGTTGCCTCGTCAACCCCAGCAGCGATCTGCTCGTTGTAGGAACGGGTGTAGGAGGTCTTACGAGCCTGTTCAGGAGTCTGACGCTGCTTGTAGGCATCGGCAGCATCTCGGGCTGCACGGGCCTCTGCGGCGGCGTAATTGCTCGGTCTGATGTTCTCAATCTTCTGTGCGTTGACAATCGTGCTAGCAGCCTGCTGTGCAGCGTCGATCATTACACGGACAGGTCGGGTGGCACTTGCAACGAATCGAGCCTCAACACCAATGAAACGCTCGCGAGCCTCATTGTGAAGTGCCTTCTGTACTTGCACCTCTATCTCAGCAGGGGTGTTCATGTCCCCGTACTCAGCAAGCATGCGAGCGTCGAGCCTGCTGTCAACCTCTTCCTTGACAGGCTTGGCAGCGAGAAGCGCAAGAACCAACTCGTCACCGCTCTTGAAACCAAACATCTCGGCGACCATGTCGGGGTGCAAGCCATCTTCTGACAGCATTCCAAACTTGCCATATCCCAACTTAGACAGGTTCTCAGCAGGGATCATCGACTTGACAATCGCTAGGTTCAACTTGTACTTGTCGCTGAAGACCACCATTTCGCCGTTTGCCACTCGACCCTTGCCAGTCTTAAGGACTGACATCGCCATGTACACAGGCTCGGCTGCAACCTCCTCAGCAATGTCGCTACGCATCTTGTCGCGGATGTCATCGTGCTTGGCCTGCATTTCCTTGAGCAGTCGAGTACGGGCGTTTGACAGCCATTCCATCTGACGAAGACTTGCCTTGGTCAAGTCAGTCACGGACTGGTCGTGCGCTTCCTGCACCATCGCCTGGTACGCAGCCCACCGTGCATCGTCGTATCCGGACTGCTCTTGAGTCAAGAACAGCGGTGTCATGTTGTTGACAGACTCCGCGTATTTGATTTGCTTCTCGGTTGCCAACATGCGATCCATCACCCCACGAATCTCGGGTGTCAGCATTGGCAGGTCTTCGCCAAACTTCTCACGGTAAATGGCGTTGAGTTCATCGCGAATATTCTTGTAAATTGCTCGTAACCAAGCAGAGAATCGGTCGAACACACCCTGCATCTCAACGCTCGGTGACTTGCCTTCAAACAAATAGATTTCGTGGTTGTAAGCAAACGACTCCCAATACTTGCGTTGCTCCTCAAACGTCATGGCATTCCACGCCGCAAGGTCTTTAATGCCAAGCCAGTCAAATATGATTTGCAAGTCAGCCGTGATTTGAGGAGGCGCACCAGGCTCGTTGGCAATATTTATATATGTCACCATATAGAAATGTGCCATCTCATGCAGGTATGACGATAGATCAGCAGCCGTGTTCAGCGTAGTAATAAACGTGCTGAGGTCAATCGTTGCACGCGGTTTGCCGGATGGCATGGCTTGTTCAAGGATGCCACCATTGGCAATATTGCTCGTTGCCTTTTTCTGAACGCGGACTGCCGCATCTTCTGATTTAGCAACCTTGCCATCTTTGTTGGAATACTGCCCGAAATAGGTCGGGTCGTACACCATAAACACCACATCCGGTTCGCCATTGTTGAACTTGGCAAACGTCTTCTTGTCCCAGCCTTCAGGCTTGCGCCCCTCATCCCATCGCAGTCTTGCCACAGCGCGGAAGCCGTGCGGCGCGTACAGATAAGGAAGCACCGTATCAAATGCATCTAGTCTGCGTCCACCTACAGACACAGCCATTTGCATGAGGGCATGACCAACCGCTGCGTCAGACATTGAGAACACAGAAACAATGTCGTCGCCCTTCAATGCAAATCCACTTAAAGCATCTTCAGATACAAACAAACGCATGTCAGCGTATTCCTCAACGGTATACGCATAGACAGACGCGCCGAACTCGCTCTTTGATTTGCTTTCTGTAATCAGTCGGTGAAACGCTATTGGCGATTTTTCTGACTTCTCTAATTCGTGGAACTTAGGAGTGTCAAATGGACGCTTTTCACCGCCGGCTGCTGCGAGTGCGTTTCGTAATCTTCCCTGCGGTTGAAACAGCGAGACAACTCTAGCGCGAATTAGTTTTACCAGCCGAGGCTTTGTATTTGTCTTACTGCTGCTTCGGGTGTAAGGGTCGGGTGATCCCGCAATATTGCCGCGACTGGCCCGGTCATTGCGAATGACGGCGGCTCCATTGAACTGCCGTTTTTCATTGTCAGAGAATCCTCTAGTTGCTGCCGTGTTACGGGCTTCAACGGGGGAGCCACTTTTCTCTTGTAGTCGTGATTGTCTTGATCGCTCATTGTTGGATTCTCGCTGTAGTGTTTGTGAAATCTTCTCGTTTGAAACACCAGCAATTCGCGCAACATCCGCTGCTGCGTTGGCGTAGTCAGGTGCTTCATCATCAGCATACCCTTCGATATCTTCCTCATCTATCGTAATATCTTCTTTTGCAGTCTCATAAAGTCGCTTCTCTGCGTACCACAGGGCGGCCTGTAGGTCTGCCATAGTGAGTTCTGCGTATTCGGGCAATTGCTGTAATTGCTGAAGAATCGTTGTAAAGATGCCACGAATGCGAACGCGCTCGCCTGGGCCGGCTGGTGCTTCCTTCTGACCGTCAAGGTATTTGGCGAGTCCATTACCTGCCTTGCGAACTTCTTGCCCAGCAAAGGTTTCATTCATCTTTGCGCGAACTTCTTTGTCCATACTTGCCTTCTGAATCACAGAAGAAAGTGCATCGAAGTCAACGCCACTGCCGGCTTCAACAGCATCAATGACCGCTGTTTGCTTTGGAACTGCTTCACGCAATATGGAAGCCATAGAAGCGCGTTCGTCTTGAGTGAGCGCAGTGATGACCGTTTGTAATCGCGTTCGTGCATTCTGTGTTTGCACTGGCATTGGCATAATCAATGTGCCAGTCCATCGACCCCATGTACGAACTAGCCAACGATCCATTGTCAGACTTCGGAAATCGCCGTACAGATTGCTGAAGAAACCATTGCCAATCTTTGGGCCAAGTACGGCAGCACCCTTGACTACCGTGCTTGCGTATTCGCCGCCCGAATCAGTATCGGCAACGATGTACTTCAATTCTTGGATGGTGTATTCAGTCTGAGCAAATCGACGTAGGTTGTCAATTCCCCAGGCATCTCGCAATGTGTTGAACAAACTAAGTGAATTGTTGATTGCTTCCTGTGATGTTCCAGCAGCCAAATCTGATGGCATCTTGCCGTCACTCTTGTATCGTCGATAAACCATCTCGGCAAGTTCAAAGTTCTTGCCAACCTTAATTCCATTAGACGTAACTGCCAACGCCCATGTAAACGCAAAGCGAGCGTTCTCGTCTGTCAAAATTTCCGGATGCACCAACGCCATTACAGCGAGTGCTTGGCGCGTTTTCTCGTCATACCAACCAACTGAATTGGGGTTTTGACGCAGCGCGTACAGAGCATCACGAAGACCAACACGCGTCAAATATTCAGTAGTTTGCGGAGTATCTATAAGAAGATCGACACCGGAACCACCAGCAAGTGTGGTGGCTTCTTTTTGCATCTCTACTTTAAGATCGCGCCCACGCTCCCACGCACGACTAGTTGCTAGTTTGGCAACAGAATCAAGAGATATGGCATCATCAATTGCTGTCGGAATGTTTGGTTGCGATTCAGCAGTGGCAACGGTGTCATCGCTTTCTTGAGAAGCCTGTTCATTTATTGCGTTTGCGTCTGCCTTTGCCGCTTGTTCAAGAACCTGCGGTGCTACCTGCTGGCGAGACAATGAAACCAATGCGCCAATTTCGTCCGTTGATTTTGCTGATCCAAACACATCAATCTTGTTTGAGTCAGTTGTGAAATACAACTTCTCGCCATCGGGCATGACAAACACAATGCCATCGCTGCCGTTGGCAACCATCCGATCCATTGCTGCCTTTTTATTTTCGTAGAACTTCTTTGGATCAGTGACAACCTCAACGGTTGGATTCTCCATCCTGACCTGTGCGCCAAGAACCTCATTGGTTCGCTCAACTTGCGCTCCGGATACCTCGCTCCACAACTCTTTCAACTTGAATTCGTTTGCTAGTCGTGGGAACAATTGACGGTATTCGCGCACCATTTCTTGCGCGGCGTAGTAAACACTCTTGTCATCAGCGACATCGGACAGGCCTTCGGCAGTAAATTCAACTTCGTTTAATTCAGAACCGTGGTAGTCAAAGGAAACCTTTTGCTCTGCTTCTGTCAACTTGCTTTCAATACTTTGAATGCGCTTGTTCAACGCAGCAGCAAGCGCGACAAGTTGATCGTCCTTTACTTGTTCCTTTGTAAACTTTGTTGGCCGCAACATGGCATAACGATTGGATGCTTGTTCTGAATCGTTGGTAAACCAAAATCCCTTTAGCGGGTCGGTAGACATTGGAGCAAGACCAAACCGTGATCGCTCGGCTGCGCCAGTGTCAATCTTTGTCGGATCAAACTTTGTAAACCCACCAGTGCGTGTTCCGTGAAACGCTGAAATTGTTACCGGCTTGCCTTCAACAAATTCGTACGTCTTAGATTTTTCGTCGGTGATTACATCAACTTTGACGGCTTGTTCAAGCATTTGCTGCTGAGTCATTTGCTCCGCAGCAGCCTGGACAGCAGACTCAAATGCCTTGTTTGCGGTGTCCATGTCACCGCGACCTTTAAGTTGGCGGTCATACGCCATTTCTTCTCGGAATTGATCTACGACATATGCAAGACTTGACGGTGCTTCATCAGAATCAATAAGACCTTCAATTGTGTCAGCAAGATCACTTGTATTTCCGTAGTCTTCTCCATCAAAATAATTCTTCCATGTTTCCGCAAGCACCGGATACAACGGCTGCGGTTGCATTGCCGCTTGCTCAAGCGGGGCGGCTGCTGGTGCTGCCTGTCCTTCGCCAATTACCTTTGAGCCATACTTGTTGTGCCAATCAAGCGGAGTCATATTGAAACGAGCCGACATTACTGTTGCAACAGCAGATGCCACAGAAGCCATTGACCGCGATTCTGACTCCGTGTACCTGCCAGTAGCAACCAATTGAGCGGTGACGCTGTCGGCTACGGCCTGTGCGCTTTGGTCAATAGCAGCGTCAGCCTTCATCAACTCCATTGCCGATTTCTTCATCTCCTCGACAATCTGCTCACGCTCTTTGACGTATTGGTTGTTCTCGGCAATTGACATGTCGTTCGGGTCGAACCGCATGTGTTCTTGCAATGCTTGACCAAACGCAATGTCGGACAGACGGGCTGCGTACACGGATGTTGGGAACGCAAAGTCAATACCGCTCATGCCCTTGGCATCGGCAATCGCCTTAGTCACGCCTGGCAAGATGGTTTCGAGTTGCTCGGCAGATACATTGTTCTTAGCCATCGCCTCGCGCAACTTCTCAATGTCAATGAACAAAGTGTGGTTGGCTGTTCCACGCGCCTTCTCCTCATACCACTCTTGGTATGAGCGCGGGTTACGACCCTTCAACTTCGATTCTTTTGCGTTCTTGTCGATGTCCTTGAAGAACTGGCGCGTTGCCTTTGCCTTACGGGCGCGGCGAGCATCACCGATGAAGTTTGCGCCGGGGAGGAACGCACCCATGATTGCCATTCCCTGTCCAACTTCTTTGAATGTCTCTAGAAATTGTTTCGCTAGTTCGGCGCGACCTTTTTCAGACTTCCACTTCTCCTCGTACAGTGGATCGGTTGCCAACATCGCCATCTCTTGGACATAAGTACTAACAGCATCTTGGGCAAGTTCTGTTCCTACTTCGGTTGTAACGCCAATTCCATACGACTGCAAGAATCGTTTAAATACATCAAGCATTCCCGTTTGCTTCAGTGTGTCAATGACTTGTCCTGCAACCTCGCGCTTAATCAACTTCTTTGCTTCGCCAGTCACAAACTTGAGCGGAAGAATTTCAAGTGCAGCCATAATTGCCCCACCAATTGGTGCAGCAACAAGAGCCGTGTCTTCAGGAATGCCATCATCAAGCATTTCAACAAATAAGTTGCCGCCTTCAATTTGAAATGACTGCACGACTCCGGCAGACATCACTCCCATTCCAGCACCGGCAACCATTCCCGGAACCATGCCAATACCACCAGTTGGCGCACCAAGTATCAACCCACCCGCTACTGCGCCGTACAACGCCATCTCTGCTTGCTTGGGAATCGTTGACTCAATGTTGCCTTCAAGCGCACCGAAACTTTCTAAAAACCCACCACTTGCACGAAGTTCATCCAATTCCTGTTTTTGTTGCGCTGCCTTTGCTCGCAGCGATTCCGGAATTGGAACGCCGCTTGCCTTTGCAGCCAACATATCCATGCCAGTAAGTCCAAGTTCAGTTCCTTTGTACCCTCTTGCTCGTCCAATCAGAAACTCTTCAATCCACGACAAGTCAGGGTTGATCTGCTCACCAGATTCCATGAGGTTTGGCAGGTCATCGTGCGCGACGGCAGCGAAATCCTTGTTTGCCAACATACGGGCAAGCACAGGGTCGCGCTTAAACAAGTCAAGTTGTGCCAATCGGTCTGTAGCCAAACGCTGCTCAAGCAACTGCTTGTTGCGAGCGGCAATCTCAGCACCAACCCCAGTCTCGTATCCAAGTCGCTGCGCTGCTGCTGCCTCTTCGGCGTTGCCAGCAGCGGCCCTAGACATCGACAGCATCATGGCATTGTTTTGTTGGTCAATAATTTGGCGCGTTTGCTTTCTAATCTTGTCAGCAAAGTCATTGCCAGACGAAACAAAGTCAACCTGTTGCGTCATTGTGTTTGGCAACGCGACAGATCCGGAACTGTTCAATGGATCAATAGGATTTTGTGATGGGGCGTATTTGAAACTTGGATCGGTAATATCTGTGTCCATTATTTAGTTCCTGCCTTGCCCATTGTTTTCCACTTCTCTTTAATCTGACTTTCAGTCGGATTCCGAATGCCGTCAATAAGTTGCAACCGTTCAATGACAGCGGCTCGGTTTGCAGGCGTAAGCGTTTTCATTCGTCCTTCTAATTCGGACGGGGTAAGAGCCATGGCTGGCTTTAGCGTTGTACCCCACCATCCCGTGTCCACGGTGTCAGCAATTGCCATGTCAATGATCTTTTGCTTTTGCCCATCATCCAATTTTTTGCCTGTCGCTGATTGCGTTTCAAAAATCTTCTTCTCAATGTTGACGCGCATTTGCAAGTTTTCTGCATCTGACAATTTCATGTTTGGAACTGCGGCCAAAGTTGCATTTACCATGTCGGAATCGACTTTTGCTTCAATCAAATTTCCGCTATTGACCTTGTCAAGAAGTTTGATACATGTCTCAGGGGTAAAATTTTTCCAGTTTTCAAATATATATTCGCGAGTTAACTTGCTTGGATCTTTTGCTAGTTCAAGCAAAGCACCAGTTTCGTTTGACTTGCGCTGAATTCCAAGTGCATCAGACTGTTGGGCTGGAGTAAGCGCGGCAAACAATGCCGGATCAATAGCATTTGGATTTGTTAGTTGCGCTCGCGTGACCGCTTCAAGAACGCGTTGGTTCTCTTGCGCTGCCATTGCACGGTCTTGCGCCCAACGCTGACTAATCTTCTGCTTGACAACATCCCTAATCTCGCGCCGATCAATCAGTCCAGCGATAGCCAGTGCCTCTTGTTCTGTTTGTGGCCGTCGAGCGGCATCCCTGTTTATGATTGGGTTAACGTCATTGACGCTACGATAGTCAATTGGTTCACCGTTACGAAGGATTCGATACGACACCGGGGTATCAATTCCAAATGAGCCAATTGCCTCGCCTCGCTTTAATCGTTGACCCTCAAATAAACCAACATCTCCTTTGCCTTCAACTTGCAAATCAGAAAAGCCTTCAAAGAACACTTCTGACCCGTCATTCATCCGAATTACCGTCTCTTTTCCTCTCTTGCCAATGACAATGCCATCCGATGGGCTGACAACAGGAGTGCCAGCCTCAGCAGTAATTGACGCGCCAACAGGAATTGTTGCGCCGTCTTTGCCCGGTCGAGTGACAAGGACGTATTCGCCACCCTTTACAGGCAACTCATTGTTGGATGTGCCAGCCGTAGTGGTAGTCGTTCCGTATAAAGAGATAGATTCCTCAATTTGGCTTGCCATCTGTCGGTCGCGGTTTGCTGACACCGATGTCAACAGGCTTTGCGCTGCGTTCTCGTCAATGTACTTTTTGTCTTTCTGTTCAACAACGTAGTCAAGCGCAGCCTGGTATTGATCTTTGAGCATTAGTCGGTTGACAACACCGCCTGTGATGGCAGTTCTAACCCCGCGTTCCAACTCAAGCATTTGCTGCGAGTTGACCGGAACACCAACACTTGCTGCTCGCCTTTGCGTTTCGGCAATTGCTGCCCCTTCGGCGGCATTGAATGGGCCAATTGGATTGCCTTTTTGATCAACTTGGTCGCGAAATTCGGAATTGTTTATTGCTTCACTAGTTAACGACGTTACATATGCCTGTGACTCGTTTGCAGCGTATCGAAATGCTTCTTTGCTCTTGTGATCGAGCATCTGCGCTCGGTATTGAGTCATGTGGCTAGACGCTGCTTGCATGAACATCGCCTTCTGCGTGTCATTGCCAAGTCCGTCCATCACCGAGTTTGCAGACGATGACAACGCGTCTTGCGTTGCCTGGTAGTTGGTGTCAGCGTCCTTGCCATAGGCATTGAAGTAGCCGTTCTGACCGCGCAATACATCTTGCGCCTGCGCCTGCCATTGCGTTAAAGCCTGTTTGGCGTTGCCGTCATTCAGGTTGTCCTGCATGATCGCGCCGATGCGGTACTCCACATTGCCGGCTTGCACCATTGCGTTCCCAAGTTCGACCGCTTGACCCGCTGCTAGGTTCTGTGCTGGCTGACCAGGCGTTGCCTCAAACGGTGCAATACCCGCTTGTGATGAAATGTCGGCTTGTGGCACAAACGATGTTGGGACTGTTGGCATATGTACCTTTAGAATCTGCGTTGTGATTGCGCTGCAACAAGTTCATCCATACGACGCTGTGTAGCCCACGTTGACCCGATACTTGAGGCACTACCAAGCAGACTGCTAAACGAACTGGAGTACGGGCTAATTGTGCCAGCGGTAGCCATGAGGTTGTTCGCGCTTGTACCTGCGATCACACCTTGGTTGATGTAGTTGATCCGCTGCGCTCGCGCTGCCTCGGCCTGACGTACGGCGTTAGAACTGATGGTCAACTTGTCAATTTCCTTGATCAAGTCCATGCTTGCGGTGACCTCACGCGCACTGCCGACACCACCCTGAATTCCTCTCGCTGCCATCGACGCGGTAGCCGATGCACGGCGTTGACCTGCACCCATCGTGTATTGACCGATTGCCCGTTCGCCAGCAAGGAGCGACTGCTGCGCTTGCATCTCAGCACCGCGAGCGTTGATTGCTGACATCTGCGCCTGAAACCGTTGGTTCTGCGCTTGCATCTTGAGTTGCGTCTTCTGACTGTCAGCCGCGTAGAACGAACCGATGGCACTGTTGACAGCACCGAAGATTGACACGATTGAACCACCCATCATCAACGCTTCGCCGCTCGTCCAACTTGTGCCGGCTGCACCGCCCATAG